CTGTTAGGTTTTTGATTGGTGCTTGGGCTGCAGCATAAGCGTGTGCTGCTTCCATCGTTGCCCTGCCATCCATTTGTGTAGCCCTTACATTGTGATGAGTAACATTAGCTGCTTCCATGATTACAAGAGATTTCTGCTTTGTCTTACCTGTATTCACCTGTCTTGCTATTGCCAGCTGTTGCTCAAGAGTTAATTCACTACTTAGGAACGGCATCAATGCACTCAAAGCACCCTTTTCCATATTTGTTGCTTGGACTTTTGCTTGAGCTGAACCACCGCGAACCGTTCCTAATGTGCGAAGTGCGTCTATTTCAGAAACATAAAGTTGGATGTTAGCTCTCGCCGCTGGAGACATTCTCATATACGCTTGCATTTCTTGGTTAAGCATATTCACATGGAAGCCTTCTGCCTGAGCTAACTCTTTAGTTGCTTGAGCGGATAGCATCTTTGTTTGTCTATCGATTGAGCGGAATACCTGAATTGATACCATTAGAGATTGAATGTTAAGGAATGCCTCGAAAGCACCACCAGCGATGTCGTATAGTCCACCAGACATAATTGCTGTTCTTGCTACTCCGCCAACAAGAGAAGCACCCAACCTATCAAAAGTTCCAGATATACCATCCAGATCCTCTTCGACTGTGATGAGATCCTTGAACGATTCTTGTAAAGAAAAGACCATACCATCAGCGTTTGTGATAGCTGGTAGTAGTTCCTGTCCTATGATCTGAGCGTTGCTTTCAGTGGCCGCTTGCATCTGACGTTGTGCGAAAGTAGCGTTGTCTGTCATTTTAGAGAACTCGTCCAAAGCTGACGCTGAACCTTCGGTAGCCTTACCAGACAATTCCATAAGTTCATCAAAACTTTCCATCAATTTGAGGAAACGTGTCGCGTGATCTGTTCCGGCTACTGTTTGAGCAATAAACTGCTGTTGACCAGAACCCATTTCGGCAAACCCTACGGCGTGTAACTGTGTGAGTATGTCGTTTAGACCGATAAGCTCTCCTGATGCGTCCGTTGTTGCTACACCGACTTCATGAAGTGCTGTGGCAGCACCACCTGTGTCGGTGGCTAATCTAGTATAGATGGTACGCAAACCACGACCAGCTTTAGATGCTCTTTCCCCTGACTGAATCAAGATAGCGGCCTGAGCTGCCTGGTTAGCAAGCGACTCATTAGAAATGGTTGCAGACGCCGAGAAGTTATCCATAGCCTCAGATAATTGCGACATGGTAGCGAGGCTGTTGTTTTCGACAGTGTTTAGCTGATCCATCGCATGAAGTGAATTACGAAGAACAATTTGTCGTTGCTCTTCAGCATCCATCGACATAAGTGA